CCTTATCCACTGGTCTATCTCCTCCATATCCGAGTCCGTTATCGTGTATTCCCATACATGTATCGCACTCTCGGGATATGGTCTTCCTTGGATTGCTGCAAGTCGTTTCTGACCTTTGCTCCAATCCTTTAGGAACATAGTGAACTTGAGTCTGGATACTGTCTTCCCATAGGCTTTGAGTATCCACGCATACTCGAGTCCTTGTCTTCTATACTCGGAATAGTCGCCTTTCAAAACCTTGGTGACAGTGGCTGTCTTCCAATCCACGACTGTCTTCCATCGGGGGTCGTACAAATCCATCCTTCCCACGATTTTAGTCCCATACTCGTCGCCTATCTCACGCTCAATATACTTCTCGGCTTGCATGAAGTGAGACATATTCCCATACTGGAGAACCTCGTGTACAGCTTTTCCAAACACAAGCCACACGCAGTCGGATGCATCGATTTCTATATCGTTCCAATGTCTCCTCTCAAGAACGGAAGCCTTGCAAGGCTTAATCAATTCGGTGACATGATATACATTGTCCACAGGATTGTGTCCATCATCCTCCATGCAAGCATTTATGATCTGCTTCGGGAGGAAATCCTTGTTCGTGTATTTCATATCTATTCCCCTTTGATTTCTGCTATGAGCTTCTCTATCGAAGCTTTCTTGAATCTAGCCTCGATTGCCTTTCTCTTGGATGAAGGGATGCGGTCTTCTCTAAACCAGTTGGTAAGAGTCTGAGGCGTGCAGTCGAGAACATTGACAGCGTACTGAATCAAGGTCAAATCCTTGGATTTCATATCGTTGGAAATCTTGATAAGCAACTTGTCTGTGATGTTTCTTTTCTTTGCTTTTCTACCCATTCTTTTAATCCTCCTAACGCTTGCTATTATAAGCAATTTATAAAATAATGCAATAGTTTTTTTAAAAAAAAATAAAAAAGCATCTCAGCGATGCTCTAATTTTCCAATGGCGGAGCAACGAAGATTCGAACTTCGGCAGAGATTTCTCCCCCTATGTCCTTAGCAAAGACATCCCTTGAACCGCTTGGGTACTGCTCCAGTGTTTTCAATTATAAACCACATATGTCTTATAATCATATAGAGGTTTTTGAATTATGAAAAATAATTGGGATGCAATGAATGACAGCTATTTCCTCAATAGGAATGCATTAGACCATCGATGGATTATCTCAAAGGAGACAGCGGAGGAAATCAAGGATAGGGGGTATCTTCATCTTGATGGAAGGCTGTTCGTGTACAGAGATGGAAAGTACTATATAGAGACAAAATCGAACAAGCTTATTCCTGTTAAGGTGGAGGGAACGAAAGTCAAGCTTTCCGATGACTTGCAACACGAGATAAACAATCTTGCAAGATGTGTGGACTTGGCGAAGCGTAGAAGGGAAAAGAGCAAGCTAAGATGACACCAGAGCATAAGCTGATGAATCAAGTCCGCCTTGAATGCTCCAAGCGTGGATATGTCGTAATCCGTATGAATGTGTTCAAGGGTGTCCTCATAGACCCTAACGGAAACGATAGATATATGGACAGCGGAATCCCCGAGGGATTCCCAGACCTTATGGTGCTGAGGAGCGATGGAAAGGCGTGTTTTGTGGAGACCAAGATACATCCTAGGAAACCCACAAAGATTCAGCTTCAGAGGCAGGAACTTCTCAGATCGCTCGGCTATCGTGCTGGAACAGCATACACTGTCGATGAGGCTATGGAGATAATAGAAAAGGACTAGCATTACGCTAGCCCTTTTCTCTCTAATGGAATGTTAGAAATATGAATAAATATTGGAATTTGTTTACTTGGTGCTGTAATAGACTTCTATGTTCCAAGAGACATCTGGGGAATAATACCAAATATAATAGTCCCCATAGTCTTTCTTGCCTATGTTCTCCACAACATAGAAATTCTCGGCTATCGAGAACTTGAATATCTTACCATTTGAGTTGAAGAATGTATCCTTTGAAATAACTAGGCGGTCATAATTCGTGAGCGTGTATATGCCGCTGCCCTTAAGTACATATGCAATTGGATACGATTTCTCGTTTTCCCTATCTTCATATGTATCTGTGTTGCAAGCGGTCAATGGCAAAAGAATCAACCCTGTGACTAATAATGCCTTAATGCTTTTTTTCATATCTAAATCCTCCTCTATTTGTTTATTTTAGCCTTTCTAGGCTTGGTCTCGATTGGCTTTCTTCCTGGTTTCTCGCACAACTCGATTGTGTCTATATTTTGTCTTGTCCTCCTTTCTTATTATAATCTCATATTGCTTCTTGTTTATCGAATCCAACAATTTGTATCTGAACAGCACTGCCCCAAAGTCGCTTGTCTTGTAGATGTACGACAGCGAATTCAGCGTTGCTCTAGGCTCGGCATATCGCCTCTTCGTGATACGCTCCACAAGCTCCTTCTTGTATCTGTAGAATGTGTTCAAGCTGTTGCTAAGCCCAAGATACACGGACGACCTATGAGTCTCGACTATGCTGAATTCCTCCATGTCATCGTGTATGTCGTTCTCCACATAATCGACATAGCACATCCTCATATGCGGTCATCCCTCCAAGTCCATAGCACAAGGCAGGTCTTCCCATCGATTTCGACTATCCAAGCCCAGTTCTTCTTCTCGACAATCTCGACTGTCTTCCCTGTCTCATTCTCGTATTTCTCGAGTTGCATACTTACCCAGTACAGCTCATTTTCATAATCCAAATCGGCTGTGTCTCCTGCGTTCTCGGAATGCTCCCAAATCACCTTGGATTTGTCGTTATCGAGCTTTTCCCTAATCTCTATGTAGTTCTCGTAGTCTTCCAAATCCCTATTCTTGATACCCATTCTTCTATCTATCTCATTGCTTATCTCTCCGAACTTACTCATTTGATTATCTCCATTTCCCCTTTCCTTTGGTCATATCGCACAAGAAGGCTGTTGTGATTCACCTTGCTGAATCCCATTGTCATACTCAAATCCATTTGAGACAAATTCTTTTCCAAGCCTCCGAGATGAACCACTCTCTCGAGCGTGGATCTGTACTCGTTCAGCGTGAGTGTAAGGTTGTTGAATCTATGATATTTCACAAAGTGCTTCATATAATCTATCGCCTTCTTCGCACTGTCGAAATATATGTGGTCTTTGTATACCTTCTCGAACTCATCTCCGTATATCTTCACCTCGTATTGCTTCAAATATACTTTCATCGTGTCCTGTTGTTTATGAAATACACTACAAGCACAAGCAGTCCGAACAATGCGACCAGATAGAATACGAACATCAGTCTCGTGTTGTCCATAGCGTATTTCCTTCCCCTTTCTAGTTTTCCTTGCTAGGCTTGAATGTCTTCTCAAGCACTATCTCGGCATTTCCGTATACGCATCTCATCGCATCCCTGTATTGTTCGGCTTGTTTCTTATACAAGTACGGAACTGTATGCACGATTCCTTCGCTGTCCGTGTACTTGACTATGTAGCAATCCGCCAATTGATATTGCAATCCCATATCTGATACCTTCCTAGACTGGCATGTTGAATATGTCTTGCAAACCGCTCAAGTCTTGTTTAAATCCATGCAACACCAAACGGATTTTGATTTCCGATATAGGATTTTTGAAATCAAAAATATTGTAAAAGGAGTCGCTATACGCTTGCATATGATATTCTGTCATATAGAAATTGCTGAACTTCAGTATGGTCAATGTGTTAGTTATATCCTTGCTGAACTCATTCAAGCTCTCATATGTTATCTCTTGGAACTTCTTATAGACATCTCCATTTTCATATTTAAATCCAGCCATAATCACGCAATTCTCAGGCATTGTCCCATTAGCATGGACATTTTTGCTAGAATCAAATTTTATAAAATCACTATGCTTTTTCATTTTCATTAATTCTTTCTTTTCAAGTTTACATAATTAATACACGCAGTTCGTAGGAAACATATTCTTCTTCACGGATTTGACTATCCAGTCATAGTAGGGCTTTATCTTGCTGCTTGACAGTTGGAATGCATTTCCATTGAACATAGCGTTTCCCTCGCAAAGCAAGCTGATAAATCCCTTGCTTTCGAATGTGGGGATAACCTCATCAAGCCTGCTGTTTCTTTTCATCTTCGATGACCTCCGATATCGTATCGTTCTCGTTGGCACTCTGGTGTGCATATGTGTCCTTCGCAAAGTCGCCCAAGATGCCAGTGTATATGATTTTTACGAGTCTTGGATAGCCTGTCTCATCGTAGGACACATTCACATTCTGCACTCCGAACCCCTTGTATCCCAATGCCTCCACAGTGGTGATGGCGTTCTCCAATGCTATCTCCACAAGCTCGTATTCCTTCAGATCGCTTCTCGTGTATATGCACACATCGATGTTTCCCCCATAGCCTTGGAACATCTTGGAAGCGACACACGCTGTCCTTATTGTCTTGCCCTGCTTATTCCTATTTGTGAATCTGAATATCGGATTTCCGAAATAGTCCTTCTTCCTACTTGTCAATGTTTGCTCCATTTTTCACTAGTCCTTTCTAAATGTGATTGATGCATATTCAAGACTATGCTCGCTTTTGTTGAACACGATGGATTCAATCTCACTCTCATCATATCCGAGTATCAAGAATGCCTTGCCTATGATTTTGCCAATATTCCTTACAAATACACATCTTTGCTTTTTCGAATCATAATATTTGTACACTGTTGTGTAATATATCCTTATGTCCTCTGACTCTCTACAGCATACCTGCGTGTGCAGGCACGCATCGCCATTGCTGTTGATAAGGTCTATCTCCATATATCCCTTGTCTTTATTAAGACTTGTCACTCTTGCTTTCATTTTCTTTACCTCCAATCAGTATTGATTACATTGTAATAGTTGTCTGGATAGCTATTGCTATTGATATCCTCGATGACTTTTGCAATGAAAGCATAGAACTTGTCGCATCCGTGATGGACAATCTCGCCTTCCTTTTGACAAGTCTTGCAAGATTTCATATGACTTTCTCTTACCGACATAATATAAAGCTTAGGAATCGAATAATCGTATCCATCATTCATTCCTATGTTGCACAATGTCTGCCTTATGAATGAAATCATATCCACACAGTATCCGAACTCCGCAGTATGGAATTCACTAGGCTTGAAAACCATATCCATATGATTCTCGATGACTTTCCTCCTTCTAATCAACTCATCTACTACTTTTTCTCTCTTTTCGCTATTTGTCATTTCTCTTGTGTCCTTTCCACGATTTAGATTATACATTTTTTATAAAATAAGTCAACATATTTTGCAAAAAAAATAAAAATCCGCATTTTTAGCGGATTAAATTGATGACTGTCTGGGTGGCTGGCAACAAGTACTTGCTAGCCCAATTCCAACCATACCAGCAAGCCAAGATGATAGCTAGTATCACAACGATTGATACTATTGCCGATATGATTGATATGCATATCTTTATGAATTTCAACATAAGGAATATCCTCATTCTTTCTCAAGCTCGTTAATCTCGTTCCTACATTGCTTACGCTTGTCCAGCACCTCTTGATACCTTGCCTTCTCGGTCTCATAGCTTGAATCATCCTCGAGCCTCAATTCGTTAAGCTTGGCTATCACATAGTCCGTGTCGGAGAGATATTTCTTATCCTCGGATATCTTGTTCTTTCTTATGTAGGATTTATATTCATCAGTGGCTTGAAGCTCCAGATCGTCCTCGTATGTTATCTCGTGTGTCTTGATATCGTATCTCCACATCTTCCCATATTCGCAAACGGAACACTTCATCCACTCATCGTATGTGAGAATGGCTATGTTGTATTTCAATTTTTCTTTGGATGGCTTCTCGACAAAATCATCGTAGAACGGAGTTATCTCGAGCTTGCCCGTGTCCTTCTTGAAATAAAAGTTTTTTGTTTCCATAATTTTAGAAGCTTTGTGCCTTTCCTATTGCTATCCACAATATGTTACTTATCTCGTCTGCCGAATTGTAGTATGAGAAACTACTCCCAGTCAGATTTGCAAGTACCTGTCCGTTTCTGTGCTCGATTGAAATGCTTTTGTTCGTGTTCTGCATAACCACGGTCGGATACCAGTAGAACGATTTTGGGAACAATACAGTGGTGGTCGTGTCGTCTCCCACAGCGGTAGGATGACATATACCCCAGCATATGAGTATGTTCCCTATCTGGACATAGGAACTCCTAGTAAAGTCTGAGCTTGGTATCATATCGTATCCTCTCGACTGCATAATCTTCAAAGAGTTCAAAATGTCGGTCGATCTGAATGCAGCAGGTATGTACATCGTATCTATTGTGTCGTTTGAGAATGACAAGCTGCTGTCCATATTGATTTCATTGGAGCTTGCACTTATCTTGTGCCAACCCCAAGTGATGTTTCCCGTAGCTCCGTTGGATATATTCCATTTGTTAAGCCAGGTATTCTCGTTTCCAAAGAACGAACGGATATAGAAATAGTTTTGGCTGTCGGGAAAATATATCTGAACAAAGCTCTTGTTGTCTCCACCGCTTGTGGCTGTGGCTGTACTATCATTGTAATATTGGACAATAGTTCCCCATTGGTATGTATCCGAAGGAAGTCCGAATTTGGCGACCGCACTGTCGATAATGTAGTATCCAGACCTTCTGTTCTCGGCATCCGTAGGTTTCTGCTGAATGAAATTGAACTTCTTGAAATCACCGCCTGCGGATTGGAAAAGTGAGAATATAGCCTTCGCAGTGGCAAGTTGCTTTTCCGTAGAACTTGAGTTTATATAATTGACTATCTCGTTTACTGGATAATCAGAATTGTCATCAAGGTCGACTTTTCCTATATGGACTCCATCGTCGTCTACTTGGAACATATTTTTGTTATCGTAGACATCCACTATGAATCCGCAGTCGCCAAGTTGCATGGAATACCAACTGTTTGGGTTTGGCGCGCTCAAGTTCCAAGCTTTTCCGTGATTAACATAATCATTTAATTGCCACGACAACTTATCGCCTATATACAAACTAGTCACTTTTATCGTATTGAATGTCTTCGTTCCTGTGATGCTCTGTGCCGATGAGAAATCCACATATTTGTCATCGAATTCACCTTCCGTAGGTATCTTGTATGCATTGTATTTGACTGAATTCGCCATATTCATATGTCCTCCCTATGTTCCCTATTATAAACCAAAAAGGAGGGCTTTTAGCCCTCCTTTCCTTAATCACACAGCCTTGTTTATTTCAAGGATGCATTTTTAGGATCTGCATCGTTAACTGTCTCAAGCTTGACCTCAGCAGTCCTTGCAACACTTTTGGAATTGCTGGCATAGCCAGTATTTACCTCCTTGGTAATCGCAACCGCAGTATCGATATCGCTCGAGATTTGCTCAGCTGTGGGTTTGTAGTTCTTAAGAGCGTTGACAGCGTTGGAAACAGCAAGAGTGGCAACTACCTTCTTCTGCTTTCCAGTGCCAGCACCAGGGAACATCTCCTCGGCGGAAGTGATTGCCTCGGTGATGGCTTTTCTATACTTGTCAGCCTCGGTAAGAGTCTCCGCAACCTTTTCCTTACCAAACTTGCTCTCGCAAATCTTGATAATCACGGAAGCGGCGACAGCCAGAATACAAATTACAGCATAAGCGACATAAGACCAGTCTCTGTAGCTCATAGTCGGTTATCTAACCTCCCATAATATATTATAAGACTAAAACTAATCAGGCATTACATATAAGCTGGAATTGAGCTTCACATCGATGATGTCGTGTGCATCGTATTGATACTTGAATGAAAGTCTTATCTTCAAATATGCCGATTTCGCATAGAGCTTGGCATTGTCGACAGTATCGCCTATCTCGTTTGCCAAGAAGACAGCTATGGCATTTATGCATAATTGTTCCGTGTCATATTCGCCTTCCAACATATCAAATAGATTGACTTCAGCTTGATAGGATACCTTTCCGCTTTCATCGGTCTTGACATTGGCGGAACTCAGTCTGAACACGATACCACTGCCAGTATTGCCATTAGATAATGTGGTTGTATTGTATCTTATTCTCCAATCTTGCCAGTTTATGAATTGAGGAAAATGGAATGTAGCCCAATTCATTGTCTCATTTGCTAGGTCTGTTATATAGTCACCTCGTGTTTGGGCATTTACCCAATAATTTATCCAAATATTGAAGGCATTTTCGACAATAAGAGCTAAATTGTCGGCATTGATTTCTATTCCTTCTCCTGCATAAACATCTAACAATGTTTGTCCATCATCGGCACTAGGCACAATCAAAGTATTTTTGATAAATCCTATAAATTCTCCAGCCTCTCCAGGTTGGCAATTTATAACAGAAATATCGGACATTCCAGTAAGTTCTGAGCTGAGATATATCGAATAATTGCCATTTATTCTTATCGCACTGCCTTGGGTAGACAATGCCTCTTGTTTTGATTTTATCTCGCCATCGTATTTGTCGTATTTTGCAACCTTGGTGCCGTTTATGCCAGAATTAACAGCCTCGAGTTGTGTCGCATTAAGCTTGTCTTGCTTTCCACTCGCATATGCATCGTAAGTGGCAACCTTCGAGGCGGTGATACCGCTGTTCACAGCGTTCATCTGTGCTTGGCTGAGCTTGTCCTGCTTCTTGGCTAGCTCGGTATCCGCATATGTCTTGACCGCTTGTGAGGTGGGAACGCTGGTGGCATCGTTAGTCACGGAGCTTGCTATGGTCTTTCCGCTTGCCTTGACCTTCTTAGTTCCATCGCCCAATACGATTTGGTTTGCTGTGAGCGTGCCTGCTGTGTTCACATAATTTGACAAGTCTATCTCGGTAGAACCCAAATCTATCCAGGCACTACCCTCCCATACATACTGCTCATATGGTGCGGAAGTACCTACCAAATATATGATACCCTCGCTACCAGTCGCAGGAAGTGTTGGAACAACTGTGATGGTTGCTTTCTTGAGGTTGCTCAGCAAGTTGTCGACTTGCCCCTTCGTGTAGTATCCGCTCAAGCTGTTGGACACATCGGACTTCTTAGCCCAAGTGGCATTGTTTATCGAGAGTATTCCGCTCGTAGTTGTGAAATCCGTAGTATTCACGCTCGAGAAGGGCTTGCCAGTCAACGAACTCCAAGCCTGCACATTCGCTGTCAACACTCCAGTGCTTGAGTCTATGCTCAAGCCACTTCCTACCTTGATACCACCAAGCTTTGTGGCGGAGGCTATAGGAAGCACACAAGCCTTGTAGTCTGATTTCTTCAAGTATCTCTTGTCGCCCAAATCCTCAGTGAGTACCTTGAAAAGATAAAAGTTCGCATCATTTGCCATTTTAGTTCTAGCTCCTTGCTGTTATCTCATCGCCATCGACCGAACTCATGACATACATCGAGTCGCCTATAAGTATAATGTATCCGTTCTGCAACATTATGGTGGCATTCACGAATGTGGCAGTTGCTCCGTTGAACACACGGAATCGTATGTTCCTTATATGTTCATCGCTGTCGAGCATGCTTGCCAGATTGCTTATGTCGGCTATCGCACCATCGAAATCCGCATCGAACTCCAATTCATACGGATACTTGTCTATAGCTCCCATATATCCGCACTCGCCACTGAGCTTGTGCTTGTATGCGACCTTGCCGACCGCCGATGCCATAGGCTTGCTCTTAAGTTCATCTATGTCGGACTGCATCACAGTCAGCTTGTCCTTGTCGGCTTTCAGCTCGGCTATATCGTTCGTGTTTCTCTCGACATATCCTTCTATCGTATCGACTCTATCCTTGTCTACCTTGTCTCGTATCAACTCATCTACCTTGCCTTTGGAATAAACATCTATGCTGTCCATACTCAGCCCCCATTCTTTATCTTCCAAACCCAATACTCTACACGCCTTGACAACCAGTCCTTGTCCTTGTGCTTCTCAAGCCATTTTTTGTCTCGTTTGTTCAAGCCCAAGTCTATGATTATCATACAACGACTTTTAGCCTCTTCCGCATCGTGCGGTGTGCAGGTTGATCTGTGATAAACACAATAGGTCTGCTCTATCACTATCACGCTCTCGCACACAAGCCTGTCGATACGCTTCTGTCTGTTCCACAAGCACATATCAAGTCCTTTTTATCGACACAACGCCATCTTCCTCGGTGATGTCCAATGCCTGTGCATCGTTGCTTGCAGTCGAGACCGCCTCGAGACTGTCAATCCTTGCCTCAAGCTCGGTAAGCTTGTCCATAAGGCTTTGATAGTCCGCAAAGCTCAAAGCCTTGTCCACAACCTCGTTCGTGTTGCTGTCAACGAAGAGATTGAACAACGCACCTGCCTTGTCATCGATGTTCGGTGTGAACTGCCACAATCCGCCCTTGTCCAAGCTCGAGACCTTTATATGCAGCATATTGTATGTCCTGTAGTACTTGAAGTTGGAAAGCTTTCTCTCGGCGGAATACGGGACTGTCACATCCTCCCAAGACAATGCAGCAATAAGTCCTGTTTCCTTGTCTGGTTTCCTACAAGTCACATTGTATTTGGTGGGTGAGACATCCACACCATCGAAATACATGAATATGTCATATGCCATACCCTGTCTTGCAGGATAGTCGGCTGTTATCAGCTCACGGATTATGCCAGACTTGTCGTAATAAACATAACTAGCCATATTTTATCCTCCTATATGTATTATATTAACTTTCTTATTATATTTGCTCAGCCTTGCATAGTAAGTGCCTTTCTTCATAGAAATCAGCGGAGTGTTTCCATAGTATATGGTGACATCCATTTTCACGGTTATCTTGTTCTCGGCAGCACTGAGTACCTCGCTATAGTTGCAAGGCAAGACCTCGAACTTATGCTGGACAGCATCCTCGTATGTGCCGAAGAACCTCGGTCTGTAGGTGTACAATGGATTCTCATCATCGTTGAATATCCTTGCAACCTTGGATATGTCTTGGAACATAACCACCTTGTCCGTGAGCGATCTGTACTCTATCTGCATCGTGAAGCCCATAAGCTCGCTCTGGTCTTGGATTATGTCCGAGATGTCGAAACTCATATAGGCTATGTTTACAAGACTGCCTATACATATCTCGCTGTCGGTGATTGCAGGATATGTCTGTGCGTACTCCGCCGATGATTTGGCCTGCGAAGTCCATCCGTTGTCGCTAGGCACAGCCATAAGTCCTATGTCCTGCTCATTCGCATAATTGACCACGCTAGACTTGTCATCGTACATATACGGATGCTGTGGAAGTCCTGTGGCTCTCACATTGGACTCGAGCATTATTCCAGGGCTGACTGTATCCCAGTATTTGAAACCGACCACGAGTCCATAGTCGTAAACATAGTGGCTTGTTGTTTGTTGGAACACGGAATAGCTGACTATTGGGGTATCGTTCGAGTATGCGGTACTCTTGACTCGCCTGTAGCCCATATTCATGCTTCTTACATTGCTGTTGTATAGGAACGGAGCGAATATCATTCCCGAGCATAGATAATCGAGATTGTTGTCCCCCATCGTAGCCACACCGCCCCAATACTTCTCAGTATATCCTAGAACATCATTTTCCTTGTAATCGACTTTCGAATTATCCGTCTCGCTTATCGTGAAATAGGAAATCCTGTTCTCGTTTCTGAAAGTCGAGCTTGAGTAGTCGACATACTGGTAAGCACGATATTTCGTTGTTATGGATGTGCTGTAGTTCGCTATCACATAGTCCTTGCATAGATAGTAGGCTATGTCGATATAGTTGTTCTTGAACGAAATCATACGCTTGAACACCACCTCGCCAGTATCCCTATAGATAGCTCCCAATGGTATGAGTTCTTTCTCCAAGTCCGTTCCGCCATTATTGGCGAAGTATCGCTTGGAAAGAATATGGACTCCGTTTCCGAGTCTGTCGAGCTTGTCCTGCTCCACCTTCTTGAAATTGCCAAAATCCACAAGTCCGTTGTCTCTACTATCGAGCTGTGCCAACGGATAGTCGAAATCACTCTTCACTGTCGCAATGTTCAGATCGTTGAGTGGCTGATACGAGATGTCGAAATTGATTCTCGATGGATAGTTGTAGCTTCCAAACATATCATCAACCCATCCACTGCTGTATATGCTCTTTTCCGCCACTGGATGCTTGTTGCCATTTTCATCCACATATTCATACGAGTAGAACCATTGAGGATATGGAAATATGTCCTTCTCATTGAAGATGTTGTCATAACGCTTTTGAAGGAATTCATTCTCGTAGAAGGACTTGTTGACTATGTTCTCTATGGTGGTCTTGTTGACATCCCACCACCCTTGAGCTTCCGTGTACTTGTCGCTCCATCCGCTTATCTCGTTGCTTCCGAGCTTGTACTGCACAGTGGTGTAATAATACTTCGAATACACAGCCATATTGCCTTGTCCGTTCCTGAACTCATCGGTGGTGTAGTCATACGAGAGGAGCTTTCTCTCCTGTGCGGTCTTCACGAGGCTGGTTATGTCCACACTGACTTTTCTATATACGATGGCTATGTCCATTTCCTTGTACATTCCAGATATGACTGTGTCGTTTCCATTATCCTCGACATATGTGTTCCACACGATATACCTGTCATCATCTATATTAGCGATGAAGAGATATGCGACTGTGCCATCGGGTCTGACCATTCCATTCTTGGAAATCGTGAATGTATACATCATTCCGCCAGCCCATTGGCTTTCGGCAGGTTGCGATATACCTGTCTTCACGGATGATTTCTTGAATCCCTCACATCTGAAACCAGTTGTGGATGGATTGATTACTTCGAGAACCTCGAATGTCCAATTGCTGAACTTTATTCTTCGGTAACTGCCACAGTAGACCTTTACAACATACTCGCTTGTACCATTGTCGTATATATGGACAGGATTAAGATCCCCCTCTGGATTCGAGAAAGGCAGTATGAAATAATCCGCATCGGCTATGTTGTACACCTTCACGATGATAGTCGGATATGTGTTGAGATTCATATTTATCGTGAGGTTCTTCACCTTGTATATCGGATATGTGGTAAGCAACTTGAGATTCTCCTGCTGCTTAATCAAGCCAGTATCCCTGTCTCTGAATCCGACTCCACGCTCGACAACAAGGGACTTGTCATCGCCTAGCACCTGAGATGCATCGGTCATAAGCGTGTTCACATAGCTGTCCGATGAATTCGAATAGGACTCGCTGTCCATATCGGCGATTTGCTCTTCCGTGATATTTCCTTGCGATCTGTTGAAATCGATGTATCCAAGTTGTCTGTTGTTTACCACTGGAATGCATCCGAACTGGCTCATCACAGCAGTAAGTGCCTGTCTGAGCGTAGGTTTGCTCAAGGACATATCCTTCATACCCAAACCCGAGAATCTTCCCTCTACAGCCTCGGAAATGGTTATCAAGGGGGTTTCCTCGTTGTTTCGTATCACCTTGGGGACATATGTCATCAAATCCTCTATGGTCTCGTACGCATCTCGCAATTTGCCACCGAGTGCGTGCGTGAAGCTCCTATTGGGCAGTTGGATTTTCTCAAGCCATTTGGTCTCGCTCATAAGCTTGAGAGTGTATTCGTAGTATGTGTTCTTGCCATAGCGTTTTCTGAGCATGCTCACGCTGTCCACGAGCATCTCCTTCCACTTTATGTAGGTGTATGTGGGATTGTGGATAGTGCCACCTTTGACAACACCACGATAGATGTCCACCACATCGAAGGGATTTATGTCAAGCTTGGAATCTATATGCTTTATAACCGCGCTCATAGAGTCCAATGTCTCGCTGTACTCATCGCTGTAGGGGACATTCAAGACACACTCGTACTTGGTGAATGGTAATTTCTCGAACGCTATCTTGACAACATTGTAATTCATTTACTTGTCTCCTCCTATCGAACCGCTAGTAAGCGAGTATCCGCTTCTCACACGGGTCATATCCAGCTCGGTGTTTTGGACATTTATCTTGAACTGCTCCTCGTTGTAATTCTTGTATATGCTCAAGCCAGTGTCCACTATAGCCATCGCTGTCGCAATGATGCCACCGACAGGACCGCCAGTGGCGAATCCGTTGATGATTTTCATTCCAGTGGATTGTGTCCAAGAACCCAGACTCTTGGCTATAGCTATCGTTCTCTGACCTTGGTAGTTGTCAGTGGCTTGCAATGTGCGGTTAAGCCAATAGTCGCACTCCTTCACACCTTCATCTATTATGCCTTTGACTATGCTTGCGGAGTTGTTCCCAGAGCCATTGCTAGCCACGAGTCTCTGCAATGCACCCAGAGGCGAACCATCGTTCCCCTCCATAGCCTCTATGCTCTCCACCTGTTCCGAGGATTTGGCTTGAGGCATCTCGGGCTGGATGATTTTGTTGCTTATGGAGGTGTACTTGAACGATTTCTCGACCTCCACGACCTTTCCAGTTATGGATACCCTTACTTCCTTACTGGACATCTTCATCAGTCTCCAAGAATGACAATTCGACAGTGGAGACAGCTCCTATCGAGGACTGCTGAACCAATTGGGAAAGCACCATCTTCTTTCTTGCTACCACGCTATTGCCATAGTCGATTATCATATTGAACACACCATCGGTTGCAGGATTGTTTGTCGAAAAGTTCCATACATCGAAACATTTGCGTACGAACTTGGATGTCATATCGGCATAGAGCTTCATAGACAATGTTTTCGTATAGTATGCGATTCTTGACTTGGATGTGCCTGTAGTTCCCAAGACCACGGGATCGTTGCTTCCAGCCAAACCTACTGAACTTTGCAACACAAACAAATCCTCGCCATCGGCAGTTATAGAAGGATTGCTTATGCCAGGCGATATAACGAACGATGCCTCGGTGGAAATCTCGGCTCTGTACGAGTCCTCGTGACTTACGAACTTCTCGGATAGATACGGAGTGCCAAATACGGAATATCCGCCTATGCTCAAAGGCTTGAGCATATGCTCGCTCACTACCATGCGGATGATTTCCAATGCCTTGGTGAAGTCATCCTTCTCCGAAAGCAAGCTTATCGATGTCTCAAGCACTGTGGATTTCGTATCCGTATTGCTCGACTTGAAATGCACGGATAGGAATATCTTGTTGTCATCCTCATCGCTTGTCGCATCGGCGAACGCACGCTCATCGAAGACCTCCACCTCAAGCTCTGGATGCATCTTGTGTGCCACATCCTTCACCCAGGTGAATATCAGCCCCATTGTCTCGTTCTCATATGCCATAATCCAAATCCTCCTATCTAACTGTCAGACTCTCTATATGCAGACTGTGTTCCTCAGCCCATTTCACAACACCATCGACTATGAACTTGTCCACATAGCCTTTCCAGTTGCCTACATATACCCTGCAGGCTATCTCCTCGCCATATCCAGTGTACTTGCCAGTGGCTTTGCTCTTACGCTGCCTCTGCCTCTTCACCGCTATCACACTGCCCCTCTCATCCAACTCGGATGCATAGGACTTCGAACTATCGAACTTAAGCTCATCGCCCTTGAGGAATCCAATCATATTGTACTTAGGTGCGGAGATCTGTATTGTCTGCCCCTTGGCGACTATCGACTTTGCTATGTACGAATTGTCGTGTGCCATAGTGAAACCCTTCCTCATCGTGTCGGCTATCTCGCTTGCAAGCTCGTTCAGCGGTGGAAGTCCGAACTTCTCCCAAGCCTTGGAGTAGTGCCTCTTCACGAGTACTTCCTTGTCTACCTTGAACTTCCCAGAGGCGAACGAATCATTGCCATAGCTTATCGATACATCCTGATATCCGCCCTTGTACTTCTCGCCATAGCTTGTGCTGAAGTTTCCCTCGGTGTATGTCTTGGATTCCTTAGCCATAATGGTTAGCCTCTAAGCGTTATGTATGTGTCGCAAGTCCTGAACTTGTCATATCTTCCCTTGAACTTGCTCTTAGCCAAATCCTGTGAGATGGACACCACGATATATGTCAGCCCAGTGGATGCTTGAATCATCTTGTCGTTTATCTCCACCTGAATCCTGTCTGGTGTCTTTATCACGAGGGTATGCAATGTTGTCTGGAATGTCCCATCCACCATATCAGGCTCGCTCTCGATGCTCCTGTATATCTTCGCCTTGATATAGAAATCGGCTTCCTTGTTCCATTTAAGCCTTGCACCCCTTGCATTTTTCTTATCTTGCTTGTGAACCACGAAAAGCTCATTGTACGCATTGTAGTTTTGTCTCAAGTCCATAGGCTAGAACCTCCACCAGAACGAATAGAACCCCATTCCAGAATTGAGACTTCTAGTCCACAGTCCTGCAAGCTCAAGCTCACGCTGGCACTCTATGCCTATCTCACGCTGTCTTATGTCGTTCTTGCTCAATATCGGGTATCCATCATCGTTCAAGCCCATGCTCTCGGTTATCGCTGTGTTGCTGAATATATAGAGTACCTGCTCTATCACAGCAAGCTTGTAGTGGTATCTCTGATTGTCCGAGGGCATCGAATAGAACTTCCCTATGTTGCCCGAAAAATGCGTGTCTATGTAGTTGTTCAGTCTTCTTTGGATACGCTCTATGAACGCCTGTGCTGCTGCGTGAGAGTCTCCATCGACCATATTCCCCTCGACCAAACGGAACACGAGGTTTATGCCCGTGTACTGTTGAAACTCCTCGGGTGATACGAGAAGTCGGTTCAAGTCCATTCCGTTCGGAGTCTTCACATCGGCCTTCTTGACAAATGTGGCATCAGCTCCCTTGACTGTATATACTGTCCTGTCATCTATCTCGTTCTCAGCTCCGCCAAATGTCTTTATGTCTTCAGCCATCTTTCTAATCCTCCGTATGTATAAAATTATTATAAAACAAAAAAGCCCCTTATAACGAGAAATAAGGGGCTTGACTAGGGATTTTTTGCACGCATATGCCATTCGGAAGAAGACTTTTATTATTTGTCAAGCAAGTATATGGCATATCACGCAAGAGGTATCAGAAAGGCATCCGTCTGCTTTAAAGGAGAGAAAATGACTCTGCAAGAATATCTATCGTTTACCTTATGATGAAAGTTTTATTAAAAGAAAGGATTGATACCTCACTTCCCTATATTACCGATTTTCTAGATTCCTAGATGACTTCTTTTTGGCGGAGTTCCTTTCACGGAACTCCGTTTTTGTTTTCGACATATCCCCCCTAAATTAAGCGATTTAAGGCACTTGATTTCATTTAGGCATATTTATACCTCTTAGATAATCTCGTGGCTAAAACAAGGCAAAAATCAACGATTATGGGCTGTTTGGGGTAATCACGGAGGACAACCTCAGGTATTCCAAAATCCGCACCCCACTTTTTCATATTCCCCCCTATATCCCACCAGATGCCATATCTGGCAATCCGCATATCGTGATGTACTGTCTTCATCGGATGCACGCACCATCGGATTTTTGTTTTCTGGTGATATGCGATTTTCAGCCCAAAATATCGCTAAAATTAGGTTTTTCGAAAACTGATAGGGACTTTTTGGCGATCTGTAAAACCTTACATATTCTATAAAATGTAAGATACAAAAAATAAAATAATTTTGTAAAAAATGCTTGACTTTTTTTCCAAATATGAGACAATATCCACGCTTGAAAGGACAAACGAAGAGGAAAAATCCCAGAAAGAAAACATATTCATGATAACCCAGCTGATGAATAACAACTATTGCTATCTGTGGCAATCCGAGACCGATACGCTTACGATGCTTAACCGCCACACAGGCGACAAGATAGAATTCAAAATCTTATAATAAAAATTAATCCGTGAATAATCACAGCTTTTATTAAAAAAAAGGGGACTAAAATATGAAACTAATATTGAGAAACTACCAAGAAACAATAGTTAATGATTGTCGAGATGCTTTTAAAAACGGATTCCACCGCCTTTGCTGCGTGCTTCCGTGTGGTGCAGGTAAGACCGCTATTTTTTGCTATCTTGCATACCTTAACACGCTTAAAAAGCCAGATAATAGAATACTTATTTTGCTGCATCGTAAAGAGCTTTTAAAACAAACTGAAGAGGCTTTCAAAGCCTTTGAAATAAGCACAGATCATATTAATATAGCCATGATTCAATCCTTTAAAAACACGCTTAAAACAGGCGTAAAACCCTATTCTCTTATAATAATCGATGAATGCCATCATGCCACCTCTAACAGCTTTCAGCGTGTGTTATCCGCTTATTCTGGCGTGCCTTTAATCGGTTTCACCGCCACCCCCGCTAGACTTGACGGTAAACCCCTCGGAGAAATCTTCGACCGCCTAATCGTTGGTGTGGACTATGCCTATTTAATAAAAAATAACTATTTGGTAGATTATGATTATTTTTCTCCAGACCTCAATTTCAATTTTTCTGAATGGAAGCTAAAAAGCGGCGATTTTGACACAACAGACAACGCTCTACATCTGGATAAAAAAGCTATCTATGGAGATATATTAAAATATATCGACCTATCCAAAAAGACTATCATTTACTCCCCTACTGTCGATTATAGTAAGAAATTAGAATTACAAATAAACGAGCATTTTAAATCCTCCGTGGCTCGCGAATTCAACGGAACAACCCCCCAGCCCCTAAGGGATAAAATCATAGATGATTTTAAAAACGGAAAAATAAAAATCCTTATCAATGTTGATTTAATCGGCGAGGGCTTTAATGTCCCCAGCTGTGATTGCGTGTTTCTATTAAGAGCTACCCAATCGCTAACGCTCTATATTCAGCAGGCAGGAAGAGCCTTACGAGCAAACCCCCAAACCCCCACAAAAAGAGCTTCAATTTTTGATTTCGTGGGCAATATTTACCGCTTCGGATTTCCAGATGCCCCCCGTGTCTGGAGTCTCTCCAGTGCCTTAAAAAACACGCATAAGAGAGAGACAGTACATGATTCATTAATAATCAAGACATGCCCTAATTGCTTACGCTCCTTTATGCCTTCCCAAATGCTAACGGGTAGGTTATGCCCTTTCTGCAATGCCTATATACAATTCAACACGAGAGAAATAACAATACAAGACAAGAAAGAACTAGCACTAATTAAAAAATCCCAACTAATCGAGAATAGGCGACAGCGTGGCAGATGCCGGAGCTTCCAAAAATTAAAAAAACTAGGCGAAGAAAGAGGCTACAAGCACCCCGCACAATGGGCATATTATGTTTTAAAAAATAGGAAACAAATATAAAATATCCCCCCCTATACTACTTTTATAAAATTAATCAAGTGCTTTTTATAAAATAAAAATGCCTTGTGCTTTTTGCACACAAGGCACGAAATTAGGTAAAGTTGGATACTAGGACACTGAATACCCAACGCTCTAATTATACTACTTCTTGTTGACAGCTACTGCACCATCGGTCTTGGCGATAATCAATCCGTTGGAATCGCATCCGAAGAATCTCAAGGTGCTTCCAGACACAGTGATATCCTCGCCGATGGGCTTAATCTTGTCGCTAGAAAGTTTAACACCATAGTTGTGGTCGGCAATGTCGAATCCAATCTGGGACACAAGCAAGTTTCCAGGCAAGGTCAAGAAGGACTCGACTGCGGTTGTTCCAGTTGCTGAACCAGCCTTAGTGGCAACGAACAATCTACCAGCTGAGGATGCCTTCAAGGTTGTACCAAGTGATACGAAGACTCCAGGTACTTTGTTGTCAGGTACATAGATTCCGTGATAGAGGTGGTAGTCTACTGCCCATCCATCGAATCCGAGATGCACATTGTCGGAATCATAGACATGCATTCTGCCCAAGATGTCGAAAATCAATGTGGTGTCGGCGGATACTATCATATAGTTGATGGACTTTGCTCCATCGGCAGGTGCATATCCGTTGTCGGTAAGTGTAATCTTGTCGAAGAATCTGCTTGAAGGAACTTTAATCAAAGGTCTTCCAAGGAATGTCTCAATCTTGACCTTGAGTCCACCATAGTCGATTTCGGAGACTCCCAAATAACGAGTAATCTTGGCGGAATTGACAAGCAAGTTGTGAATCTCGGGATTCACGAAGATGACTTGTTTCTCCTCGGGTACGCCCATATCGAAGAGCTTTGCAAGGGCATTGCTGAGCAATGTGAAGATGTCTTGCTTTCCGCCATCGGCGGTAGGTGCCTCGGTGACCAAGTTTCCATAGGACAAGTTGGCACGGGATGCAAGATATGCGAAACGGAATGCATCGACCTCGGGTACGACTGATTCACGAGGGAACTGTGATACGACATAGGTCAAAAGCAAATCATCGATTTTCTTTCCTTCGACACGGTCGATTTGGAACTCGACACCACGGTTGCATTGGAGGTTGAATTCCTCGAACTCGAGCTTGGCATCGTTTCTCTTGTATCCATCACCGCCAGTTGTCTGGTAATGTACATAGTTGGCTGCAGGTGTGGATTGATTTACAGCCTTGTAGTTTGCAAGTCCGCCTGAAGAACCCTTAGGCAACTTGATGACTCCTGCTCTGTTGAAATCTGGCTCGATTGTTGCATATGCAGCAGGTGCATACTCTCTCAAGATATCGGTCTTGGACTCGTGTACGAATACTGTGTCCAATGCTTTCTGATATAGCTTGATGGTCTCATTTGAAATGTTCATAATCTATCTATATCCCCCTAAAGATGAACATACTGCTTAGCCTACCAGCTTGGAATATCCCAACGCCTCGGCTATTCTGCTCTCATTGTCTCTTCTCGAATCTGCCTCGGTGTTTCCACTTGTATGCGAACCCACCTCGGGAACAACTACCTTGGAAACCCATTCTGGATGTGTCTTGACAGCCTCGGTCAATGCCGATGCACTGAACTCCGTGCCAGTTCCCTTGAACCATATGTCGACATCCTTAACACGATCTGGATTGATATGGTTGTCCTTGAGGGCTGTATCCCTCTCGATTTGCTTCAGCTTGGTCTCGGTCTCCGCAAGCTTCGAATTGGACTCGTTCAGCTTCTGCTCGAACTCATCCGCATTCTTCGCACCAAGCTTGGCATATACCTTGCCCAATCGGCTTTGGATTATGCTGTCAAGCTCGGCTTGAGTGAATGTCTTCTCAACTGTTGTTTTGTCGGCTGTGGTCTTCTCGGCTTGTGTGGATTTATCCTCGGCTGCTGAATCATTGGTTACTGACTGCTCGGGCTTGGCATCCTGCTGTTCCACAGAACCGCCCTTGTCGGCATTCTCATCGGTCTTCGGTGTCTCGACTTTCTCCTCGGCTGTCGGCTCTTCCTTCTTGATTTCTAAGTTTTTAATAAACATTTGAACTGTATCCTCGTTTCTTAGTGATTTTTATTATACAACATTTTTTATAAAGCACCTTATAGGCTATACGAAAGCAACAATTTGTCCTTCTCTATCAAGCCTGCAAGCTCCGCACTCGGTCGCATCTTGAATGCACGCATATGGAAGTACAGCCTGTTCCTGTATGCCTCCTGCCTTATCTCCTTCGGTGTCCTAGGTGGCAGTGTCTGGAACGAGCCTCGCCTTCCCTTATCGTATCGCATATGCAGTTCGCTCAATGCGGTGTTCGGGTCTGTCTTCATCACATAGTCCATCGGCAACGATGTCATATAGTGTCGGCAGTTCGGTCTCGTAATCATATACACGGGACTGTCTATCACCCACTGATAGCTCTTGAATCCCTTGATTCTCGCATACTCGAGTACATCCCTCGGTGCGTTCTCATCGACATAGTATTTGCCTTGGTAATCCCTATGCCCTACCGCTGGGTCTCCGTGCGTTGAACACAGCCATATGTATCGGTGGCTGTATCTCGCATCATCCAGCGTACGCTTGACCGCCTCCTGCCTCTTCTCGCCATCGTAGTGCTGTGATGCATCCCACACCATAGCCATTCCGCCTTGATAGCACTCGGTGGCTATCCTTAGCCTCTCCCTGTCGTTCAGCGAGCTGAGATTCCTACCGCCTATGATTCTCTCGAACATATGCGGAAGTGTCGCCACAAGCCTTGGGATGAACAAGCCCATCCCTACCGCCGAAATCCCAACGAATCCATAGCCCTTACGCTCGAATCCGTAATAGACATTCCTGTCTATCGGCTTGTCATCCGTGAGGTCTATCTGCCAAGGCTCGCCACTGTAGAGTCCTCGGAACGCCTCATAGCGTATCCTCGAAATCAAGTCCTCATTGCTTGTCCTTGTGGCGTATGTCATCGCCGACATCTCCGCCACCATCGTTCTTGCTCTTCTTAGAAACGCCCTCTTGCTTTCCGCTGTCCTTCGCAACGCTGTCGCTAATTCCATTTCTCAAAACCTCTTCTATGTTCTCGACATTGTTTCCCTCGTACACCGCAGGTGCAAGCAATGCCTCGTGTCTTGCCTGCTCGAGTCTCTCCTTCTCGGCTTGCTTCTCCTCATCGGTCAACCTGTCACGCCACAAGTTCTCCACATAAAGCTCGGTGGATATCTGACCTGAACTCCAAGCCGAACCAAGCACCTTGAGTTCGGCCTCCAACGAAGGATTTGCAAACTCGCCGAATCTTACCCCGACTCTTGTCCTGTCCTTCTCGGCTCTAAGGAAGAAATATCCGTTTCGCTTGTAGTCAGCCATATCCATCAAGTCCGTGAGGACATTCTCCAATATGGTCTTCTCCTTGGCTACTATGATGTTTCTCGTAAGCGTTGTTATCTTCTCACGCTCTCGGCTCTCCATAGGCTCGTTCATTCCAGGATTCAATGTCACGCCCAATGTGGCTACCGACATTATGCCATTGAGGATTTCTATGATTGCACGCCTTCTTGTCTTGTCGTACTGGTCTACATCCATATGAGGCTGGTCTATCATTATCCCACCGCTCTGGAGTCTCCCATCGCCATTGGGAATCACATCATCGTTCGTGACAACGAAATCCCTGTCGAACTCATCTGGCTCTACACGTTCGATTTTTATCTCGTGATTTCCAAATCCGTCGGTCACTGGGACTTCGGTGGTTCTTAGCAAGCTCTCGGGTATGTATGTCTGAGGTGTAGACAGTCTCACCGCACGCCCCTCTATGCTCCAAGCCTCATCCACCATATCGAGAAGGTCAAGCTTTCCTTCACCGATGGAACGACCATAGAGACCGCCTCGCTTGTCCATAAGTATCGTTGTGGGCACAGCGAACAGCTTGCCTATGCCATAAAGCACAGTCGAAGGATTCAAGCCCTTTGTCTCCTCGAGTGTGTCCAAGCCGACCTCGATGTTTCCGCTATCTTGCCAGTTCACCCAACGATAGAGATGGAAGTCTATGTGCAGGTCTCCGCCTCCGTTCTCTCCGCTCGTAGTAAGGTATCTCTTCTCCACAAGCATATACTTCAAGCCTTTGTCATCCTTGAAATAGTCGATGAAATCAATGCCAGTAATATGCTCACCCCTTGCGTGATAGCGAACCCTGTCCGCTGTGTAATAGTCAAGGCTAGGAGTACTCTCGTATGGACTGGATGAAATCTTGAAACAGCCCGTGCCTTGTGCAAGAGTCAACGGAATTTGTTTCTGATTCACGATATGGAAAAGACCTGTGAATTCCTCCAAGTCCTTGGCAAGCTTCTTTTCATCGCCGACTATGACTGGAGTGCCGACAACATTGGTAAGCACATCTATGATGTCAGCGAAGAGATTGTCATGCGTTCTCCTGAATGCCTTCTTGGAATTCACAGACCTTGCCCAGAAATACTGCATCCTGTTTCTTAGATATATCGGGTTGCTTGTGAAATATGTAGTCATCGACTCGGTGTAGAACTCGAGAAGTTCGCTTGAATTCCCGTTGTACCAAGTGGTGTATTCCATTATCTCTCCAAGTCTGAGCATCTCCTCGTCGCTCACATACATCCTGTTGTTAGGGTTCATTTGTGTCAAACCTCCATATACAAAATATTATAAGGCAAATAAAAAGAGTTTGGAGAAAAATCCAAACTCTAGAACAGCTTCACCTGCACATAATCCACCAGATCGCAAGCCTGCTCTTTAGGCACATACAAGCCCTCTATCTTGTCATCATGGTAATTCACACCTCCTTGCAGGTTAGAACCCTTGTTCACGGATGCTACTCGGCGGAACTTGCTACCCATATATGGCAGTCCGTAACTGTTAGTCATATTTCTTATTCACTGCCTCCCCTTCCAAATCCACTAAAAGTCTCTTAAACTTAAAGAAATCATCAAGCTTCTTCATTTCCACAAAATTCATTTATCAGCTTCCCCCTTGATAAAAATTCTTCCTCTTACGACTACATTATAACCAGCACTCTTCTTATCAACAATTTCGAAAATATCATCATGTTTATAACAACAGGAAAATCAATTCGTATAACTACTCTTTTATACTGACTTAGATTTTCCTTAAACTCCTTTATGAAACATACAAACTTCTCCAGATCAGTCTTTCCATACAACATTTCTTTCATATCCTTATCCCCTCTCAATATTCCATATAGTACATCTCCACCTTCAACTGTCTTCCTCGCTTGTCCGTGTCCACAGCATCGAATTCGAATATAAGCATCCCTGTCGCCTCGTGTACCACGCCCCTAGACAGCTTCAACATACTCATTGCACCCAATATGAACGCCATATCCCTCTTGAAATCATCAACACCGATGTATTCTTCTCTATCAAATACTTTAGCATCCACATCAATCACCTTGGTGCTACTGCCCAGATACCACTTCTTTACAATCACTATCTTCTTCACATTGTTCATCATATAGTCCAAATTGAAACATTTGCTGAAATCACGCATCTTCTCCCATCTCCCATTTAGACTTGTAGCAACTCATATGTATGGTTTCCACCTCGCCTAGCCTGCTGTCATCATAGAAACAAAACCACAGCTCTTTATCGTTCTCATCATAACCGCATACATCGCATTTCATAAGCGATGCAACGATGCCCCAAACATAATCCAAATGTTTCCTAATATCCGTGTCCTCGTATTCGACACACTCAGCCTCTCACTTGAGGTTTCCTGTCTCGCTATCCTCCAGATCGGAATTTATTACTATCTTCTTGTAATGATTTGGATACTTGTACAGCTCCTTCAGGAACATCGCAAACCTTTCAAGGCACTCCGATTTCCATTTCCTCGTGCTGATTTCCTCTTCCAATTCCTTCATTTATTCTATATTCAACAATCACGCCGAACAATGCCATCATCCTCTCACTGATATATTCTTTGAGAGTTCCATGATTCCTCATTGTCTTCAAATCATATATCTTCAATTCTTTGTCATTCAATATCCTAGAGGGGATATTGCTCATCAAGGTATGTATGAATCTCATTATCTCAATATCCCTGTCTTCATTAAGTGCCTCCTTGAGCTTCCTCCTCGAATTCATACTAGGCTCACCATACCCCTTCTCCCATTTCCTAATCGAGTTGGTGCTTACCCTCATCTTCCTAGCAAGCTCTGTCTACGTCCAACCTTTCTCTTTCCTCGCATCTCTTATTCTTCGCCCAATCTTCCATTTCAGTGTCCTCCTCACATCTCCAATTATACGCTTTTTGTAAAAATATGCAACACATTTTTATAAAATTATAAAAAACACGGGTCTCCCCGTGTTATTCCCAATATCGCCACCCACCCATATCCTTGCATGGATACAACTAGATTATACCTTATCAGTGGAAACCACACCTTAACACTATCTCTGCTTGAACTGCCCCCAAGCCATCAAGTAAGCCTTCAATGGTGTCCACGCATATTCCCAGGCATTAAGTGCGTGGTCGTTGAGGTTCTCTCTTGTCTCGCCCTTGTCGCCTCTTCGGCTCTCATCCATCTCTCTTATGAGGTTCTGGCACTTTCCGCATATCTGGCACTCCCCGTATCCGAGAAGCCACCTTATGAAATCAACTCGGGTCTGTATCCCCATCTTCGTGCTTCCAGTCGCCTGTGCCCTGTACAAAAGCTGTCTTCCGCATTCCTTTATGAACGCATCACGGAATCCGATATCCGCACAGTCGATGTACACGGGTATCATCCTTCCGTTGAACAAATCGGGATGTCCTTTCCACACGACATCCTGCCAGTGCTTTATCACATTCACGCACGAACGAACCTCCTCATCCTGAGTCATCGGCTTCAGCTCCCCATCGTTGCTGTGAAACCACTCGTCTATGGCGACTATCTTCTGGCAGTCCGAGGTCAAGCCAACCAACTGCACTGTCGTCGCACTCTTAACACGACCATCCTTTCTTATATGCCCTTCCCCGTTGCTCAACCCTGTATCTATCCCGATCGAGAACCCCCTGAAACGCATCCTCATCACATCCTCGACACTCACTATGTTCCTGCTATGCACGAACTCGGGATACACACGCTCCGTGCTGTTTCCCCACATCCCAAGTCCTTCGACCTTGTATATCTCCAACGCATGGTCTCGCATATATTCCATGCTCGCATCGTACTCTGGTGTCCTGAACTCGTTCACCCTGTATGTGCTTTGGTGCAGGTACAAGCCTCTTCCGAATCCCAACTGGAAATCCCTGTCGTAACAGTCCAAATACGCATTCTTCTCCAACTGCTCGAAACTAGGGTCGAGCCTACCAGCGAACATCTTCTCGTACACCCAGTGCTTCCTGCTCCAAGGGTTCATAGCCATCGTTATCTGGATCTGCACACCTGGTGGCAATTCGCCACGCAACGAACCATCGAGCTTTCTGAACGCATCGTAGTCGCTCATCTCGTACATCTCCTCCATATACGCATCGCTCAAAACTCCGTGTTCGACAGCCACCGAGGTTATTCCCGTAGGATTGTTGAACCCCTTGAATATTATCTTCTGTCCTGTCTCCCTGTACACTATCTGCCTCGGATTCACCATCACCTTGAACAAGTCGCCTATCGCCAGCTCCTCGATTATCCCCTTCAGTCTCGCATATGTGCTTGTGAGGTTGTCGCTGTCGTTCTGTCTTATCATCACGATGTTCCTGTACTCGTTCGACATTATCTTGAACAGCGGTTCGAGTCCGAGCATATCCGTGGACTTCTTCGTGTTTCTCCCTCCGACATTCGCCCTGTACCTGCACGGGTTGTGCAGCCAGTATGCGTTCGTGAACAGCTCCGTGTCGTATCCGTATCCGCACAGCTGCGAGAGGTTCAGTATCCTCTCCTGCCCCTTCCTCGGCTTATCGTATCTCAATCCCATACTGTCTCACTCCTCATCACTGTCATCATCACGGGGTGTGTCCGTGTGCGGTGTCTCATCTCTGGGCGACTCGGATCTGGGCGACTCGGACACACGGGCATCCACCACGCCCATCACCCTCCCAGGCTCGTGAGACACGCTTCCGCCCTGTCCGCCCATAACGACACGCACCGATGCCTCCTTCTCGCCGACATCGGCTCTTCGTGCGAGTCCGTACTCCTCGGGGAAACAACGCTCCATTATCCACGCCAACGCAGCCCAGTTCCTTCCGCCCTCAGCCTCGCCAGCCTTCAATATCCCGCTCATGCATCTCTCCGCAACCGCTGTCTCCGCCTTAGCCATGCCCACATACAGCCTCGAACACGGGGTGTCCTTCCCCTCATCCACATCCTCCTCGCCCTGACTCATCCACCTGTCCATCCTAGTCCTCGATATCCCGTATCTCCCACATATCATCCTCAGCGGAATACCCTCGCCACGCAGTCTCAGCATTCCATCAACCACCGCACCCTCTGGCAACTTCCTTCCATATATCACGGGGATCTGTGTGTCCGTGTCCGAGGATACCTCGACACCCTTATCCTCCACGGACTCGGAGCCCCTCTTAACCTTATCACCGACATCCTTCTTCTTACTACCCTTAACCGACTTACTAACTGCCATATCGTGTGTCCTCCTTACCGCCTCTATTATACACGCCAAAATAACCCCTTAATACGCCTCAATACCCCCTAACCCTCGGACATAGTGGACACACTTGACACCCTTTTTTAAATCTTTCTCTATATATATCCCCTATATTCTTTACATATATACTATATTGTTATACACTTTTTTTTTCTTGATAATAGTTTATGGAATAACTATGTCAACTATGTCCTAAATGCAAAAAGTGCCGATGAATACTAGCTTTTTTTGTGACATAGTTGCCCCTCCAAACTATGTCCTAACTATGTCCTAACTATGTCCTTTATCTCATACTGTGAGGTATCTGTATTATCTGTACTATGTCCAACTATGTCCGAAAAACTATGCTTTTTCTTTACTAAATCGCTATTTTGTTATATGCCTAGGACATAGTTTATTCGAGGCTTTTTTAACCCCTAAACAACCCCTTAAAATCACCCTATAACACCCCTCATACTCACCCCCAATCACCCCCCCACCTCAAATACCCCCTGTGATTAATATCCCCCGTGGACACCATTAACACACACACCCCCTCTTTTTTATACCCCCTGTGTTTTGGGCAATAGCTTTTAGTCTTGGCTGCCCCTTCACCCGTACCCCCTTAATGCCCCCCCCTATTGCTTCCTCCCTTGGTTATTCTTTAAGACAACACGGCACGGCGGAGGCGGTGCGATTAGTTAGGACGGAGGGCGGCGGCATTGGGGAATTTTTGGAATATTTAAAGAAGCTGGCACTCGAGGCAAATGACTGCTAAATATATATAAGAAGGATTAATTGCTTCATTTTCATTTTTGAGTATTAATTTGAAAATGATTTGCAAATTGTAGTTAGTAGTAAGTTAGTAGTTAGCTAGTAGCAAATTAGTAATTGGGCTGTTTTGGGTTGTTATAAGTTGGTAGTTAGTGTTTATCAATTTGAAAATGATTTACAAATTGCAATTGTGATGGCAGTTTTTTAGAATTAAAAAAACCGCCAGATCGTGAGGCGGTTAGGGTGATGGTTAATTATTAATCATTGGAGGCGGCTGCTTCGTCTAATAAATCGTTACAAATCATGATATCGTTAATTAGCATATTGAAGAGACGCTTAGAAGATTCTAATTCGAATGACTGGCCAGCGGTGTTGAGACGGAAGTACCAGTTCCATAAATAATCAAAGCATGGTATTTTTTTGTAAGCTTTAAACAAATCTTTGAAATACTGCTTTTGGTTTTCGGTGCATTTTTTGTAGATGTCAACATAGAGCCGAGAAGCAAATCCGAGGTTTTGACGAGAGTCACAATAATAATAGAGAGCGCTCATGACTTTGTTAATAGTTCCCAAGACTTCCAAAGCCTTTCCGAAATAGTCAAATTTCGATTGGATTATTACTTTTCCATTTCTTTTCTGCTTCTTTCTTGGGGACAATTGCCTCCTTGATTGTTCCATTTCTTTTTCCATTTCTTTTTCCATTTTTTGTTTCTTTCTTGGAGGCAATTGCCTCCAGCTATCTAATCTACGCACAGATTGGATAGCTAGTTAGTCCTTCCTAACTAACAATATTATAGCATTTTTTTAAAAAAATGCAAGGCTTTTTTTAAAAAAAATTATTTTAAAAATTAAATAATAAGAAATATTATTTCTTATTATTTTTACATGTTAAAAATATGTAAACATTTTTAAAGTCCACTGCGGATTTTAAAAAACCTAATTTTGATAATATTTCAGCCTTGAAAACAGCGATTGATGAGAAAAACATTCTGAGATTGTGACACAATGCATTTCATCGCATATTCCTTTATAAAAAAAGAGGTAGGATATTCCTATATAAAAAAAGAGGGGGGGGGATAAAACCTCAAAATGTGAAAATCCATACTTTCTGTGGTGAGAAGTATGGATTTTTTTATTTGCTAGTCTAGAGCGGTGGGGGTATCATCCGATTATCTCGGATTCAACATCTACCGAAGCTTTCAAATCCTCCAGCACCTTCTTCTTGTCGAGGCTCTTTGCTATCTTGCTTATTCGGTAATTGGTGCAATTCACATACATATTGATTTCTCGTGTGAAAGCAAGACCTTGCTTGTCGAAATTGAGATAGTTCTGAAGCAGGACTTTGGATATGTGTGTTTCCCTGACAAGAGTATCGAACGAGGAATAAGAGAATTCCTTTCCGTTAATCACAATGTGGTAATCTCGCTGTCCTCCGCTCCAAACGGAAACTCCGTTCTCATCGAGATAGCAGTATTGATTTATTTGTTTTTTGAAGTCATAGAACGCCTTGTTGTCATCCGCTGGATTTGGGTTGTATTCCACACCTAGAGCGGACGCAAGCTCTCCGAAATTGTCGAAGCAGTCATCAACCCCGTTATGGACTATCAGTTCATAGCTGTACCAAATCTTTATACCTAGGTTGTTGAGAAAATGCTTGAACCATACAAGGTTGGTAGAATTCGGATACATAGTTATTCGTGCGAACATCTTGAAAGAAATCATCCCATTTAGATAATTCACAAGGTTGTTTCTGAAAGGGAAGGGGTAGTCCGCAAAACTCACAAGCGAGTTCGGATAGGTGTAATCGTTACTTGCCAGAAATCTCTCATCCATAGTCCTATATCGAGGCATCATATAATCGATGCCTTTTAGGTCATACAGTTCCTTGTGTGGATAGTCGTTCGCTGTGGCAACCATCCTGTTCATTATCTCGCTTGGTGCTGGTTTTTTAGATCTCGTTCTCATCGTTAGTGTCCTCCGCCATTGCTCTAGCCATCTGTGCCTTGTTCCTGTCGATAGACTTATTGTTAACAAGCCTAAGTCCGAAATAGACAGTCATATGGTTGACTCTTGCCTTCTTGAATTTCTTACGCATCGACTTTCCCCAGATAGTCTGGGATAGTTTGGGCTGGTTCTCCTTCAAAGCCCAGGTGATGAAGCTGTTGTACAGCTCGCTTGCTGTGTTGGGGAAATCCTCGGGGGCTGTGTCCGTGCATTCGTCAAGCCATATCTGAATCTCATCGGATTCTTCCTTGTATTCGTTAGCCAAATCGAGTGAACACTGAGGAATATCCGCAAGACCTTTCTTGAAATACATCTTTGCGCCATCGATAAGCCACGCAAGGATCTGTGGATATTCATCGGCTAATTTCTCGCCGAGATGTCTGTCCACCTCGGATTCCTTGAGACCTAAGTCGAACGGAAGCACGATTATTCTTCGCCATATGCCCTTGTCTACTCCTGTTATCCTAGGTTCGTAATTTGTCGTGATGATGACCTTGCTTGTGAATTTGTAGCTGAACTCGTTCGCATAGAGGTATCGGGCAGTTATTTCGCCAGTTCCGCTCGTGATGTTCTTCACAAGTCCTTCGTTCAATTTGTCCCTTGCACCTACCTCATCAATCCATACTAATCTTTTAGCCTTGATTCTAGCAAGAGAGTTGTCGTTGTTGTTTGAGCTGTATCCATCCATAACCAAGTCTTTCTTCGCCGATGTCGCATAATCTCCCAATACCTTGCTGACAGTATCGAGGAGAACGGATTTTCCATCATTTCCATCTCCGTAGAGAAAGAATATCTTCTGCTCCCTTGTCTCATCGGTTATCGAATATCCAAGCATCCTATGCACATAGTCATATGTCTCGGGATGATTCTTGAGAACATTCTTTAGAAACTTTATGAATTGCGTAGGCTTGTTCTCGAAGTCTGGTGCATATGGAACGCACTTTGTGAAATAGTCAAGCCTGTCGTTCTCCTTAACCTCTCCAGTCCTCAAATCGTATGTGCCTTTCTTCGTGCATAGCAGGTCGGGATTCTGGTCGAACATAGCATTGACCACTGGAGTCTCGCCTACTGTCTGGGATTCGGAAAGACAGTTGTCCTTGCCTTTCTTGGAGCGGAGATACGAGATGTTCTTCATCATCGACTTGTATTTTCTTACCGATGCTTCGGAGGGGGGATTCTCCTCAGTCCTTCCGTTGATTTCCTTGTCGGCGAAGTCATCAGCCTCTATCTGCATCTTTGCGACCATCTTGTCCACGAGGGTTCTTACCCTTCCGACCATATCGGATTGCCAGTAGTCCCCGTTCCAAATCATCCAAATCTTGTTTTCTACATTCCAACGCAAATTGCATCCGAACGAATCGATGAACCTGTGTGCGTTTCCTACATCATCATATGTATAGTATACCGAAAAATCATCTTGGATTTCATCGGCGTTCTTGCTGTTGTAATGCACAAGAGAGCAGGCTTTTCTTATGGTTGTGACTCGGTAGTCCTTCCTGTCAATCCACTTCCTTATATGCCTGTCATTCTTGCTTTGAAACCAGGGGGATAGTCTGAAAAGCCTGTCTATCTCGCTCTCGTTCTTGCCTGTCCAGAATGCAAGCTTGCAACACAAGGACATATCGTATTGCGAATCACCTATCATCTCATCATGATCTGTGTTGTTGTAAAGCTCCGCCAGCTTCTTGTCTCGCTTGAGGAATTCATCTATACCGCCCTTGAACTGAGGAATCCTCTCATCAGCATACACGGGTGTGGGTGCTAGTTTCTTCATATACTTGTCAAGCAACCACTGGATGTCGGCTTTCTTTATGTCCGTGTTGAGATAATCCGTATTAGGCAAGGGGGATTCGCTCATTCTTATGACCTTGTGGGTCATTCTAGAATTGTATATTTCCAATCCCACTGGGGTGTTGTCGCATTCGATTACAACCCCATCGGAATCGACTATCTGTCTCTTGTTGGTGTAGTACGAGTCCTTATCCCAAGTTGTCTTTGAATAGAAGACAATGTGTATGCCAGTCCTGCTAGGGCTGTACTCCGCATATGAGGCTATCTTGTCGACTATCTCCATAGCGTTCGGATTGATGTTTCCGTTGCTGTCTATGCAGTGGTCGATGTCGATAGCACAAAGGTTGAGTCCGCTCTTGGCTGTGAACAAGCCCAATGAGATTCCATCGTATCCGTTTGCCACGAATTGCTTTGCGGTTTTGTAAGATGTGAAATCGGCTATAACATCTGGTCTTGCAAGCTCGCCATTCACCCTGTACGGAACTTTGTTCTTGTTGAGGCAGAACATTCCGTACTGCTTAAGAACCTCGGGTATGCCATCGCTCCAAAGTTTTTTCATATGCCATTGTCTCCCTTTCAAAAACAGCTTTTCAGCTGTTTCTATTTACCTAATTTATTTCGTATCTACTTCTAGAAAGGCAAGTCATCGTCATTCTCGATTGCGGATGCTGTCTTCTTCTGCTCGGGTGCAGGCTCGGCTGGTCTTTCTTTCTTCTGGTCTTCCAAAGTGATAAGTTTGTGAGCCTGCTTTTCCATATCGGCACGACATTTTTCATCTTGCCAAGCCTCAGTGCTTCTCATGGACTCGAGTCTAACTGCTTTCGCCACAAGTCCTTCCTTGTTCACATACTCGTGTTCCTGGAATACGCCTATGAAGAACTTGCCTATGAGTGTCTTTTCATCGAAGTTTGATTTTGCGAAGGAATAGCCCTTGTTGGATTTCTCGATAGCCACTATTCTCGACTTGAACAAGCCCATAGCCTTGACCGAGTAGTACAGTCTCGTAGTACCTTGGAAGTTCCATTTTTCCTTGGTGCTGATCTTTGAGAAATACTTGAGGTATTCGGCATTCTCACTTCTCACGATATCGAAATGCAATTCGAGATATTCCTTGCCCTCCTCTTCTGGATGGTCTATCGCATCTACAATTTTTAATGCATATATGCCACAAGGGAGTGGGGGTATTCTCTCGCCCTCCTCGCTGTTTCCAAATGTGTCCCAGTTATCAATTCTTTTCATTTGTCATTTCCTCTTTCTTTTCATCGTTGGTTGTCAGCTTAATATCGTAATAGTCTCTTATAGTGTTTTCAACCATTTTCAAATCGTTGTCTATGTATTGCTCCTCGAACATTCCTATAGGTGTCTTGGCTGTAGTCAATCCATCGGGATCTGATGTCTCGAACACATACTGCTTTTGGTTCTTGCAAGCATATAGGATGATTGTGAACAATCCGTCGATAGTCAACTGATTGTCCAACATCTTGCCCAATGTCTTCAAGTGTGTGAATCCATCATCATCCTTCGAGACATGATGCAGGAAGAACACAATCACATTCTCTGGCAGTTCATCCTTAACGAATCTTAGCAACTTTTGGAAGTTGAATGCCATCGTTGTGAACTTCTCGTATCCGACCTGCTTTGCCTTGTCGAAACTCTCGAATGCCATCAAGTATTGACTGTCATCGATAATGAATGTCTTGCACTTGGAACTCATGGACTTCATAGTGCTTTCGATTTTCCCATAGTCGTGAGTCTCCATAATGTACTTCTTCATTCCTGTTGCCTTGAAAGGTAATGACTTTCCCGCCACTTCGTATATGAATATCTCGCCTGGCTTGTACTTCCTAAGGGAGCTTGTCTTGCCAGAACCGCTAGCCCCCATTACAGCAACTACCATTCCCATAGTTTAATTTTGTGTCCTTTCCTTCCAGTTGCAGAACTGTGCAGCTGGACAATAGTCCTCGCATCTTCTCGACACGCCTGGTCTCATCTCGAGATAGAGATGCTCGGCATCAGTGTCTATCAAGGCTTGTGCCTCCTCGGCAGTGGAACATATCCTTACCGCCGATTTCCTCCCTTGCTTCATCACAGCATACAAGGTAGGCGATGCCCATCTCTCCTCCTCGGAGCAGATAGGGATATCGTTGTCCGCCATAGTCTCGTATCGCTTGATTGTGGCGACTCTTTCCC